ATGGTCGTTAATCTTGACAAGCGGGCTAAAGATTTAAAGCCGACAAAAAAGCAGTTTGAAAAGTGGGCTGAAGAACCGCTTTATAAATTAGCCAAATTAATATGGTCATTGTTCTTGATTTACGGCAATAATTTATCGCTAATATTGCCATATTTAAAAAATCCTTTTGCAATGGTAATTATTAGCGGAGTGATAAAAGCTGCCGATTTATGGAACAAGCGTAACGGCACTAAAATTGTAACATTTTTTAAGAAGAAAAAGAAATAAAGGACAATAAAATGGTATCTAAAAAAGATACACGAATGAATAACGAAGGTCCGGAGGCGCGAAGGTTATTTACGATCAAAGAAATTATATATATAATTTTTCTTATTGTCAGTACTGTCGCGGCGGCTATCGGAACCGGGATATTCGCTAAGGACGTTCTCACAGCGGATGCTATTAAACAGATTAATTACAATACTACTGCTGTCCAAATGTTATCTAATGATTTTGATAATTATATGAATAGTACCGAGAAAGTCAGTATTTTGAAAGAGAAAAATACTCAAATGCAAATTAACAATCTGGAAAAAGACGTTAAAGAAATGAAGGAATTGCAAAAAAGAGACAGTAATAAATTAGATAGAATTTTGGAAAAACTAAACTAAAATAAGGGCAAGATAGCTCAACACACATATCTCACTAAGAAGAGGAATTTATCATGGCACTTACACCCGCAAACATTTATCACGGCCCTGCTGCAACCGTAACTTTAGGTGGTAGCGATTTAGGTTCTATGGGCGAGAACAATGTTTTAATCACTTATGAACCTGCTGTAGCTACGCTGCACGATGGGCAACAATTCCACATGTATGGCTTAGGTCGGGTTGAGGTTGAATTGACCGAGACGGACGCGACTCATTTAGCGACTATTTCAGCGGCTAAATCAACGGCGGCGGCTTTGGTTGTAACCGGGTTGAACGGCAAGGTATATACGCTTGTTTCAATGATTTTCTCTTACAAAACCAAAAGACAGTTCGGTGAAGAGCCTCATATGGTTATTATTTCAGCTCAAAAGAAAGTCACAGATGAAGACGATTTCGTAACAATAACTTAGGAGGTTTTTAAATGGCTTTGGACCCTACTCAAATTTATCATGGGCCTATTGTTAAAATAGGTCTAAGAAATCCGGCTGCTGCGGTGGTCGAGTATTTCGGGTTCGGTGAGAATAATTGCCTTATCGAATTTACTCCGGTTGAGTTTACTCTAAACGATGGTCAAATTATATCCGGTTATGGTGAGGGTAAAATAGAAGTTGAATTCGCTGAGACTCCGGCGGCTTTTATCACTGCATTAAAAGCAAGACGCCTTGAGTTGACCGACTTTTTAGTTTACACCTCTTATACCGCTGTTGACTCATATACTCGTTTTGAGGTAACCGATTTATTAATTACTTACAAAACCAAAAGACAGTTCGGCGAAGAGCCTCATATGGCAGTTGTCACTGGCAGTAAAAAGGCTCTGAATGAAAGTAATTTCGTTTCAAGAGTAGTGGTGACTCCGTAGATGTCGAACAAGTTGAACATATTCGGCGGCTGGGCTTATGTCAGTTTATACGATGCGACAAATGGATTTTTACATTTATCCCAGTCGGTTGAGTATAAGTTAGCGGAAAAGCCACAGTCCAATATTACAATAGAAGGTCAAGTCCGCGTCTATGCTGTGAATAATGATCTGAAATTGAAAATTCCAGAAAGCGATCAAGATTTACTCGATGATCTGAATACGAGAGTGGCTTATAAACAAGATATTTATATAATGTGTAACGATAGCATTATTCTGGTTGAGAATGTGTATATCAGTCCTTCAGTAATACGCGAAGGGAAAGGCCATTATATAGATGTGGATGCGTCAACTAATATCGTTGCTGATGTGACACACCGCGTAAACCTGTTAGACAACAGCGATATGGAAATAAACAACGGTACCATCGCCACGGGTTGGGTGGATTATAATTTATTCATAACGGATATAATCGCATCGCACCGCACGGGTGACGCGCAGCAAGCCGAATGGGACGGGGCCGGGTCTTTGTATTACAATGCGCCTTTTCCCATCCACAACGGGCAAAGGGTGACCTTTAGCGTCTACGCCAAAGCCGGGGCAACCGGATTTACAGGGAGCATGGTATTAGATATAAGAAGCTCGGTTCCTAGTACTATTCAGCAGATTACTTCGGCAATTTCTCTTTCGGCTAATCAGGAACAAAGATTATCTGTAAGCGGGATAGTCGATTTACCCGCCGGGTACGACGCCGGGCATGACGTGCAGGTGTACATTTATTCCACCGTAGTCGCTTACAGTATTTCCATCGACGACGCTCAACTTGAAATGGGTGGATTGTCAGATTACAGGGCATATTAAATTAAAGGAGTTATTAAAATGGCAGACGCTAAAAAAAGTCCGGAAAAGAAAAAGTCGGCGGAACGGGTCCCATTTCATTATACAGTTCTTGGAGTGAAGTTACGACAGGAACCGTTAAAAATGTTTCAGATACGTGATTTCGTTAACCTTTTTTCTAAGTTTAAAATTGACGACGACAAGGTTAAAAAAGCCGGGGTTACTTTTGAAGATGTTACCGAGATGCTTTTTTCTGAGAAGTTACAGGAGGTTGCTGTTATTCTGTTTGGCGTAGTCGCCGCTAAAATTGAATGGGATAAAGCAGACGGGAACGATGTTGCGGATATGGTAGAAGATTTTTTCGACTTGAATCCGAGTCTTATAGCGAGGTTGAAAGAATTAGCCGCTTCTTTCGTCTTGAGTCGGTAGGATTACGAGACGCAGTAATTAAGAAACACGGCCTCGATATAATGATGTATAGATTAGCTGACGGGGATTTTTTAAGAGTAATGGCTATGCAAAAAAATTGGACGCTCGTAGATTTGCATCATTGGACGGGAATCCGGAATTATGTAACAATTAGAGATAAAGAGAAAAATGGCTGAAGTAGGGACATTTTTAATCAAGCTAAAAGTTGATGACAAAGGCAGTATCACTGTAATCGACGGCGCTAAAGGCAAGATGACCGGGCTAAAAAATGAGAGCAGTAAAGCCGGAGAATCTATGTCTGCAGATTTCAATAAAATCCGCATGGGGGCTATTGCTTTTGTAGCTGCACTTTCCGGGGTCGCCCTGGGTTTAAATAAAGCCGTTAACGCGGCCAGCAACCTTGAGGAAGCAACCTCTAAATTCGACACCGTTTTCGAAGGTATGGGCGTCCAGGCCAACGCCTGGAGTAAAAACCTGGTTGAAAATTACGCTATGTCCACCAGGGAATCTAAAGAGTATTTATCTTCTATTCAGGATTTATTGGTGCCTATGGGAATGGTCGCCGATAAAGCCGGGGAACTGACAAATAAGATCGTCCAGCTTTCGGCAGACCTGGGCAGCCTTAATAATTTGCAAACCGAGCAGGTCATTGATGATATAAAAAGCGCCCTGGTCGGCAATTATGAAACGGTTAAAAAATACGGGACCATTTTAAACGAGACGGTCATCAAACAGGAGGCAATGAATTTAGGTTTATGGAACGGCAAGGGAGCTATCGACGCAAATATAAAAGCAGAGCTGGCTTATAATATAATCGCCAAGTCCAATGTTAAAGCCCAGGGGGATATGAACAGAACCGCCGAGCAATACGCAAACACAAAAAAAAGGGTTGCCGCAAAAACTGAGGATGTGATCGCATTGTTCGGCGCTAAACTTATCCCGGTTTTTAAAGCCGCTTTATTACTTTTTGAGAAACTTATAATCGGCGCGGAGAAACTTATAAAGAGCTGGGATAAAGTTATTGACAGTCTTGTGCGCCTGGTTATGCAGTTGGCGGTTGTTGCCGCCGGACTTGCCGCCATAAAACTGGCTGTTATCATAACATCTTTAGGCGGTATCGCTACCGCCGCATCCCTGGCCGGGACAGCATTTGGAGTATTCGCTTTAAATGTGCAAGCTGCAATGCTAAAAATAAATGCAGCTATCGGCCCTATCGGATGGGTTGCAATTGCCGTAGGCGCCTTGGTCACTGCTTTTAAAATATACGAGAAACAGGCCGGGCTTATAGTTGATTACAACACTGCACTTGTTAAATCATTCGGTAAATTTAAAGAGTTGGCGTTAGATTACTATGCGGCAAAGACAGTAGAAGAGCTTGAAAAACTTGCTCCGGTTTTAGAAAAAAATCTTAAAATCGTTGGCGAAAAAATACGCCAATATCAAAAAGAAATCGATGCGGGGGAAAGAGAATCTACTAACGAGGCTTATTTAGAGCTAATCAATAGATACGATAATATTAAGAATAATATTGCAAAAATTAAACAGGCAGTAAAAGATAAAAATGATTTCCAAAATGAACTGGAGGGGAAATTAACACAAAAACAACTTGACGAGTTGAATAAGCGTAAAGATTACGAGTTTGAAACTAACAGAATTACATTAGCCGCTTATATGGTTCATCTCAATAATAGATTAGCCGCTATGAAAAAAGCCGGACTCGAAGAGTCGCTGGAATATATGAAATTAGCGGACGCCAAAAATAAAATCGATAGTGATTTGGCAAAAAGGCAAACCCCTTTAACCATCAAGAGCGCTAAAAAAAATACGGGTATTAAAAGGGAAGCCCAGGAACAGGAAACGATTGACACTGCGGAGGCCCTTAACAGACGGGCCGAGTATGAAAACGAATGGCATAATAAATCCAACGAAGAGCAGTTAGCCATTACCAGTCAGGGCGCCGAGGCCGGGCTGGAAGTGGCCGAATTCATCGGGTCTCAAATGCAGGATCAGCGCAACCGGGAAGCGGAAAAGAAAAGGGATGCGCTAAGAAAAGAAGTTCAAGCCAGCCAAGTTGCTGCGAAAAAAGATTTAGACACCGGGAAAATAACTCAGAAGGCTTATGATTTACGCCTCAAAGAGATAGCGAATTATGAGAGTAACCAAACCAAGAAAATTGAACAGGAACAAAAGAAGCGGAGTGCTATTGAAAAGACAGCGGCTATAAGCAGAACGATAATATCTACTTATGAAATGGCCGTTAAGGCTTTTAATTCGTTGGCTCAAATACCAGTTATCGGAACTATATTAGGCGCGGCGGCGGCTATTGCAGCGACTGTTTTTGGTTTTAAGCAAGTCCAATCTATAAGAGCTACCGGGTACGAGGAGGGCGGTGAGTTTGACAAGGGTCAGATGGGATATATTGAAGGTACAGCTAAAGAATTAATCGCACCTAAGAAAACCTTCGTCGAAGTTATTAAGAATATGATGGTTCAAAAGGAAATAGACGTGCAACGCACCTCAGCGACTCCGGTTATGGGAGCGGAAAGCTCAAAGTCTTTGTTCGATGCCCTGGGTGAAAAAGTTGATAATATTACAACTGCTCTTCGTGAACTGGATTTAAGGGTAGACGCTGAGGGTGTCGCACTTGCGGCGGAGGCAGGCAACAAACAAATAGCTGCTAAGGATTGGTAAAATATGGCAGACATCTCTTTTCACTTTCCCTCCTCTACCGGCTCTTACGACATAAATGGGCACGCATTCCGAATGCGTATTTATTATGAAGGGACGCTGGCAAATACAAACTCCAATGTACACTTAGCAAGCATCGGTAAATTGTCTTATCCATTTGAAGTGAATCCATCCGGTCAAGATTCCCGGCTGTCTTCAATGAATGTTGTATTTTTCAATGACAATAATTTCTTTGAGGATAACCTTGTTATCCCGAAAATCCATTCCGTTTACTTTGAGTTGAAAATAGACGGTTCCATTATTTACGACGGCCGGGTGCAGTGGGAAAACGTTAAAAAGGAAAATTACACAAAGGTCGGCGCGGCCTGGGAATACCAGAAAATAACCATCCCCATCGTGGATAAAATAGACGCCCTGCGCTTTTTGGATATGACCGATATCGCCTGGTCTAACGGCGACACGGTTTATGATTTATTAGAGGATATGGCCGGGGCCTGCGGGCTTACTTTAGAGGTTGACGCCTTTGCTATTGAGGAGGGCAACGGCAACAGTTATACTATTATCCCCGGCGGAGACGACCAGTACCGCCTGCAAACTTTTTCGGAAACAACCCTTTTAATCGCCCTAAAAAAACTTTGCTTATTATTCGCGGCCCGCGCTTACTCCTACGGTAATAAATTATATTTCGTCCCCCTGGACGGGCTGGGTACTTTGGCTATTAGTTCGGACGACGTGGTTAAGTACACCGGGGCCATTGACTATAATTCTGTTTCCAGTGTGCGGCTTTTGGCCTCCGTAGATCCCTGGACACAAATCAATAAATCGTTTACTGTCACGAAAGGCTACCGCATGGATCTTGCTGCTCAGGATGTGGAAATTGATCTGGAAGGTTATATCGACAAGGTTTATATTACGGCTCCGGTTACAAATCAATATTACCCGGCGGCTCCGGGCGGGCTTCCTACTTCCCCGACGACAACAATAATCAATTATGCAACGGGCGGCCTTTTTGTTATTGAATCCGGTATGATTTTGTATACGGACTGGGATGGAGCGGACTACGCTTATGACAGCGTCATCCAGGAAGTTAATTCGGCCACACAGCTTGTGTTTTACGCCGACGGCTTTACGCCCCATACGGGTAAGGAATTCACGGTAGACCGCTTTGGGGTTGGCGGGCGGCTGCATAAAATCGATAAATTAATGACTTTGATCAGCCAGACTTATCAGGATTATTATTTGCCGTCACTTTTTATCGGGAAAGAGAAATTTGAGATTCACGGCTTTAAAAGTCCGGTGCATACTTACACCATATTATCTAATAATTATAATTTATATTCCTTCGAGTTAGACTTCAAGAAATTCCGAACGATTGTAACGGCAAAACGCACTTAGGACATACCTTGTCAACGTCGCCTACAATCCACTTTTGATAATATATCAAATCGCCCTCTGACATTTGCCAAGCAGTTTGGCATTTAGGGCAAAAGTAGACAGTCCTATGGCTTTTTACATCTTCTTTTCTTTCCCTTTGTTCTTTACGTGTGAGCGTTTTATTAGGCATTCCGGTTTCTATTCGGACCTTATATTTGTCTCTGGAAGTAAAAGTACTCATCAGAATCCTTTCAAAGCCATTTCAAATAATACAGGTTCATCGTTCCAGTTCAATTTAAATTCTTTCCCAGCCACAAAACCGGTAAAGAAATTGCGGTTTCTCAAATCTTTTATATTATAAATCTGCAATGGGGTAGGTTTGTCTTTCCAGTTTCGTTTAACTTCGAGCCAGATATTAATTGTTTTTCTTGTACGTTTAATAGCGCACAATATATCAGGCAATCCGGACTCTTGATATTTGCTACCGTGAATTTTAATGAAACGGACGTCATCCTGGAAATTGGCAATCAATATTTTTTTTATCAGGGCATTATTGGCGGTTTGATTCATATTAAAATCCTTTCCATATTGTGTTTTAAGCGGTATCACATTTCAAGTATAATCAAGTGTCCGCAATGCGGACAAAAGGTAAATGAATAATAGATCATTTGCATATCGTCTATTTTAATGATTCGTTTACATGTTGTATTGAATTGATGCGTCACGTGGTCGCGTTTATAGGAGCAGATAAGTTTTTTATAAGATGGCTTAAATGCCCATTTAAGCCGATCTCTTAATTCCATATTATCATAAGAAGTCAGCTCGTCTTTAAGTTTTTGCATTATACAGTCCTTTCAGTTAATCTGGTTTAATCCTTCAATTTCACATCATAAACAGCCTGTTCTAAGCCGTTTTTACCGTGCTTAATTCGCTTTACTGGTAAGCCGTTCCTTTTAGCGAATTGAACCAGCAGGACGGACGTGTGACGGTCTAAATTTGAAGCTATCCCGGTATCAAGAAGTGCATATCTTTGCTTTGAGGAAATGCTATCGCGCATCAGGTAGTTTTCCTCCGTAACCATTCCAGTATTTTAGTTTTTGTTATTTCACCGACGCGGCGTTTATTGTAAACAGACCAGTGCTTTTTATTCGTCCCGGCCTTATGCACAATCCCGAAATAATGTACTACTGTCCAGTGGCCATCGATGCGTTTATAATAAACATATGCTTCGTCGTAGGGTTGCCGTAATAAAGTTTTTACAAAATCAGCCATAATAAACAATCATTTAGGTTTATTTGCAGTGGATTATTAGCGGTTCAATATCATGTTATATGCCTTCAAACATTGCAATTTGACTTGTCTCACGTTTAAATCTTTTTTTCATTGCATCGTAATATTCTTTGTCAATCTCACAGCCGACAAAATCACAGCCAAAGTAATGTGCTGCTATTGCAGAACTTCCCGAACCCAAATGAGTGTCAAGTATTTTTTGACTTGGTTCGGCATAGTTTTTTAATATCCATTTATATAGTGATACAGGCTTTTGAGTTGGGTGAACCCTAAAAAGCGTCTCTTTATCTTGTGATATATGATACCGAAAAATTGAAACCCTTGTATTGAAACTTGTATATGCTAACTCACAAGCGGATTGCTTTGAGTTATCATATTTTTTATCCCACACAATAACACATTGTGTCGGTGGCAAAATACCAGTAAAATACTGCATACCCCAAATAATCTGATTTTTTGAAATTCTAAACAATTCATTGAAATATTTTTGTCCTGGTCTTGCTCCAAAATTATATCCATTTTTTTTATCCAGTGATAGCCAATATTTTTTATTACCTTTATTCATCGTCACGTTGACATAAACGTTACCAATCATACCATACGGCGGATCAACAATCGCCAAGTCAAACGCATTGTCGGGCTGTGTTGCCATATATTTCATACAATCTATGTTTAGTAATTCTATCATAATTCTCCAAACTTGGCATATAACAAAGCAATTAACCTGACGGAAAAACGCCGCAGGTTATTGCCAACGTTATGTTGCTTCTATTCTTTGTTTGGCCATATCAAACCACTTAGGCTCTTTTTCAACTCCAATAAAATTACGTCCAAGTTTTTTACAAGCAACGCCAGTAGAGCCACCACCCATAAAAGGATCTAATACAGTGTCGCCAATTTGTGAGCTTGCATCTATTATTTCCTCCATTAACCACACAGGTTTATTTGTTGGATGCTTAGATTCTTTTGGCTTAGAAGCGCCTTTCCATAATGGGACTTCATAAAATCTATTGAAGGTTGCCTTTGGTTTTTTAGCATAAACGCATAATTCCATACCACTTAACCATAAATGCTGTGCGTTCATCGGGCTTGGATTAGTCTTTTGCCAAGCACATTGCCTTGTTGACCATTTATTATCAACAAACGCCTTTCGCCATTGACTAACTTGTTCAATTCCACACCAAACATAAATGCTTCCAATACAAATTCTTGAAAATTCTGAAACAAGATAATCAATATCTATTTTTTCACTATCAGCAACACCTTTGTCTATTTCCCGTAACCCATTTGTAACCCTATTAACCTCGTTGTATGGTGGATCGGTTACAATAAGCTCAACTGAATTATCTGGTATTGTCTTTAGTATTTCAACGCAGTCACCACGCAACATAACATAGCGTTCAACCTGACCGCAAACGCGCTCGGTTTCTTGTTGTGTTGCTGGCATTATCAAAGTATCTTCCATATACTAAATTTATCCTTTATGTTTGCGGCAGGTTAACTCATCCGTTATGCTACAAAATCTCATCATCTATTTTAAGCATATATTTACTAATCTCAGCCCTAATTGTCTTGTTAATCAGGTACAAAAAACCTATACCAGCGTTCATTCCTAAAACAAATATCACAATATATTTTACAAGTTCTCTCATTTTACTACCTCTTTATTTGTACCCTAACCTCGTATTCAACCCGACTCAGCACACGCGCTGTCGTCGGAAAGTCTACGGTTGGCGGGTTAATACGTTCGTTAAACGGCTTTTACCATTGATTGTAAATATTCAGTATTGCTTTCAGTATATCCTTTTCTTTCATTTTCCCAAGAATAATGCAATACTTGAACTCCACCTATTGGCTGCCAGCCCTCTTTTATCATTTTATTTACATTTTCTATCAAATCGTCTATACTATCATATTCTAAAATATCGTACATCTTTCCTCCAATCGCCGTCTAACATAGCAATCAACCCGACCAAAAACGCCCGTCGGTTGCCGGGCAGGCTCTAATTCGTAGCAGTGCGTTGGTTGGTTAAACCTACTGGCCGTTGAGTTTTTGGCGGGTTATCGCAGCCGTTAGTTGCTAAATCTGTCTGGTAAATATTTTTTGCATAGTCGGTCGATCATTTCTTCGGAGAAGTAAATATTTAGCGTGAGCAGTCTTATAATAAGTATCATTTTATCAAGCTCAATCTCGGTCATAGTAATAAGACTATCATTGGATATTATATATTTTCCTATTTGGATGCTGCTTGGTTCTCTCCACGTAAGAGCCGCAAGCTCAGTCTGGTTATCCCAGTTATATTTAGCATAATGCAAAGAATCTGATGGCATATATCCAGACAAAGAATCTGTTGTATGTCCAGCTTGTCCCATTACGGACGCAACTAACAAAATTATGCAGCAGACTAAAAACGCGCTGCGTTGAAGAAATCTTTTTGTTCTGGTCATAATATTATCTCCTAAAGTTTATGTCCACTTGGTTTTTTGCCGCTGATAATCACCGTTATACGGCTTTCGGGTGACAAATAGAATCACATCCATGCCAGTCCAGGGTGTCTTTAATTGGCCCACCAATAGATTGAATAAATCCCACAATCATTTTTGCAAGGATGAAGTCTGGCATATCACACTCACTTTCAATACAATGCTTATTGATTAATACGGTTAACTCTTCCTCGAACTCTTTCATCTTACCTCCTCGCCGTCTAACATTATACTCCAACGGAATTTAAACGCGGCTTGTTAGTTTAATTGTTTAGTTAATCTCAGCGTTTAAATCCGCTGAGTATGCCAGTTGTACGGCTAATTGAAACGTTCAATAATAACTGGGGCATTAACTATCTCTACAAAGACAGAGTCCCCTTTCATCACATAAAAAATATTGTGTAGCTCGTTTGGGAATTCAAGGGATTTATCAATTATTTCAGTTACGCCATTAAAATTGTGATTATAAGCAATATAGGATCCATCTTTACAGAGAACCGTTATGCTTTTGATTGCTGGAAATATCATATCCTTACCTCCGTGCCGTCCAACAATGTGCTGTAACCGACATTGCACGCGGCCCTTTTTCTATGTTAAGTTAATTAAGCAATGCGGCTAAGCACTGCTCGTTAAACGGCTTCTTTTGTAATAGTGCATCCCTCAGATATGTAGTGAATTGTTCCATCATCTTCTGCGATAATCCAACTATCACCAGTTGCACAAGGAATATTTTTTACAATACCGTGACAAAGTGTAAATTGAGCATTGTTAAAATTTACGACTACCCTATCGTCTTCTTTTATAAGTTCTCTCATCTTATTCTCCCGTGCCGTCTAACATTATACTCCAACGGAATTTAAACGCGGCTTGTTAGTTTAATTGTTTAGTTAATCTCAGCGTTTAAATCCGCTGAGTATGCCAGTTAAATTTGCCCCATAATATTTAACCAATGTTCTCTTAATGTTTTCGCTTCCCAATTTATTGTTGCTGCAATCCATCTCCAACTTTTACCTTCAGCCAACATCTTTCCAACGTACCCAAGTTTACCCTGTTGGATAAGCCCAAAAGAAATAGGCAAATCTAACATCGTATTCAACTCAGACCGCAAACGCGGTCTTTCGCCATTATCGTATTTACTTGGTGACCACTTTGGGTCATTTTGTTTCGGTAACATATATCCTCCTGTTTGCGGCTGGTTAATACGTTCATTAAACTTCACTTCTGGTATTTCTATATATTCTCCGCATAATACACACTGTAATTTATCGCCACATTTTGGACATCTCATAATTACCTCACTTAGTTTAACATAATTATTAAGCTGACTAAAAACGCCTACGCACGGCTTTTTATTTTACTATCTCTTGTTTCTTCTCTTTTTTAACATCGGCATCAACTTCGACATTAAACGCGGGTAGTTTTTCGTGGCACATTTCCCCTGCGTGTTCTGCCATATCATCATTCGTTCCAGTATAGCCACAATATTTACATTTGTTCATTATATCCCTTTCTGCGTTTAATGCCAGGCGTTGTACGGCTAAAACGGTTGTTCTTTTTCTAACTGCTCAATAACACCTTTTAAAAACAGAATAAAATCAGATTTACCCATTATTCTATGAGCAAAACACAATCCATATAAAGTTGGGTTATTGGGAATGTTTGCCATGTGCCCTGCATAATGGCCAGCGCACTGGTCATAAAAAAATTCTGCCGTTGGTTCGTTTACTTTAATATCCATAACTTCTCCTACGCCGTCCAACATCGTTATGCAGTGGAACAAAAACGCGGACGGCTGTTTTTAAGTTTAAATTACGTGGGTTTTTACCCACTGATAACTACCGTTAGTTGCGCGCCAACTAATGTTGTACGCTATTTACCAGCCGGATATTTTCTTACTTGACTTGGTGTACCATTCCATCTGGCGTTATCATCAGCAAATGATAAATGAGCAATTTCCATAATTTCGTACAGCATTCCATATTTCATCATTTCCCGTTTCTGACTTATCCCTGGATGGCCGTTCATTGGCAAATATCTATTGGCAATAGCAAGTAACCAAGCTACCTGATCGCAACTTATGGCGCGTTCAACATTGTGTTCAACCGGAATTAAAACGCCTCCCGGTTTTTGTTGTTTGGTTTCTTTTTTTAAGTTATTTTCCATATCATATTCCTTTCATAAAGGTTTTAATCCCGTTAACACCATCGTTATACCGTTTTCATAAATGTTACCCAGTGTGTTTTTTGCGCTTTCCCAGAAGGATGCCCGAATAATGGTTTCTGGTCCGTAAGTTTAAGTATTTCTTTGAGTGGTATGTCGCTTTCGTTCCATTTAAAAATCAATATCCCATCATTCTGCAGCACCCTAAAACATTCAGTAAAGCCTTTACGTAAATCTTCGCGCCAGGTATCTTTGTTTAATCTGCCATAGGATTTTGCCATATAGCTATTTTCACCCAAAAAAAGATGAGGCGGGTCAAACACAACAAGTTTAAAAGTCTGGTCCGCAATATCCATATTTCTAAAATCCATAATTTTATCTGGTAAACATTTTCTAATACGTGCATCTTTGCCTTTGCCGACAACCGTAGGCTGCATAACCCGAAGGTCCGCAAAAAGTACATTTGGGTTATTTTTGTCAAACCAAAATTGTCTACCACCACAGCAGGCATCCAGCACTGGCGGTATAACATCGTGCTGCATTGGACGCGAAACGCGTCCCTTTGCAGACACTTTTTTCTTTATCTTATCTTTACTCATAATTTAGTTCCTTTCGCGCCACTGAGCACCAGCGTTAAATGCTACCATAGCCTTTTACTTGTTACCTCATCCCATTGTGAATTAAGAAATTCAACTAAAGTAGGATTACTAAAATCAAGCAGCCAGGCAATAAGCGTAAAAAATACTAAAAAAAACGATACCACAAGAATTGTCAGAAGCAAACCGTTCCAAAATCCTAATTTTTCATCTTTTGGATATTTATACCCACAATGTTTACAAGTCTCAATCTTATTTTTCTCTTTGCCACATTCCGGGCAAGTGTCTGGCCCTGTATTTCGGGTCACTGGAATTATAATTGGTGTGTTCATTTTTAATCCCTTTCTGCATTTAACATAATTATCAAGCCGACCGGAAACGCCCGGCGGCTTATAATGGGCGTTATAATTATGCGTGTTTTTACCGGATGCGCAGCCCCCGGAGTTAGACCGTTAATAAAATACTGTCCTTTATTAATAATACCAGGGTCAATAAGATTGTTAAATTGGTTATCAAACATAAACGTATCATTGCCTTTTATCACCTCCCTTCACACGATAATTATAACCTCGTATTGAACCCGACTCAGCACACGCGCCGGAATCGGGAATTATTTAGTTGGCGGGTTAATACACCCGTTATATTACTCAACAATCACCTTAGTATTGGCCCTGTTTGCCAGTAAGTACTCTCCACTGATAATGCCAGCACTTGCCTTTTCATCCCAATATTCGTCGAACGTGCAAGCCTTTACTATTGCCTGCATTTTACCGGCACCGATAATAGCTCTCTTGTAACTCCCGTCTTTAACAATATCCTGTGCAATTTCTAAAGCCATTTGTGCCAAGCCTTCTCTTCCTAATATCCTCCCAAATTTTCTGAGTTCTACTATCTTCATAACTCCTCCGTAATATAACATCGTAATGCAGTAGAATTAGCACACGGCCTGTTCCTCTGCGTTGTTTAAATCGTGGCTGGCTAATCCACTGATTACCAGCGTTAGCGGCTTAAATCCTCGAAAGTATATATATTAATAATTCCTTTTTCTTTTAACATTTTTTCCAATCTCTCAAGCCTCGGCTTCGTTTCGTTTTCATATTCCCATATCATATATGCAAGCCTTTTTTTATAAAGTTTCTTATTATAGCCGCTAACAAATCGTTCAACTCTGACGGCAAACGCCGCCAGTTTCTCAGTCATAATCATTCCCTTCTTGCCGCTGCTTAACACGCGGCGTTAAACTTCAGCACGGCTTACATCTTTAATTGGCTTTCCACAATCAGGGCAATATTTACCCGGTATAGCTATAAAATAGCAATCACAATTAGTTTCATAGCCGTCTTTTTTCCCATAGCCATCCAGTAATTCTGTCCATTCACAAACCGCCGTGCTGTCGTTCGGTGGGCTAAGCCTATTCTCAAGACCCACACTATACGCTTTCCATATCATCTGGTTAAGTTCTCCGCAGGTTTTAGGAATTTTGCTAATGGATAAATGTGCCACCTCCAGCAGACCCATTTGTTCTTTTGTTAGTTTCACTTACACCTCACTAAGTTTAACATCATATTCAAGCGGACGGTCGCACGCGACTCGCCCGGTAACTATTAGTTGGCCGCTTAATATCCGCATTAAACGCTCTTGCGTTTTAAATGACAATATGCACCAATAATCTCGTCAAAAGCTTCTGTGCTTAGTTTATAAAAGTAGGTGACAATTTTATTTCTTTCTATTTGAAACCCACCCTGCTTGTATTTTTCTATTTCAGATATTTCATTTATTAATTTTTTTGTACAGATCATAATTGTGTCATTTTCTAATTTTATATAAAGTCGTCTATTTTTGAGTTTCACCTCTACGCCGTCAGCATATGATATGCGTTTAACATCGTGCTGCATTGGACGCAAAACACATCCCTCTGGCACGTTACTTTTTTTAAATGGGTCATTATATGTTTCTAAACCTCTCATAATTTTCCTTTCGCGCCACTGAGCACCAGCGTTATAAACCTACTTCACTATTTTTAATATTATGGTGTTTACTGCAGCCGACAAATCACGCCTCTTTGTAACCTTAAATTTCTAAGTCGCTATCTTCTCCAGCTATTTCGGCGTCAACTATTTCGGCGTCAATTATTTCGGTTTCTTCGCTTTCTTCTTCGTACACCTGATAGCCTTCTTCGGTCAGCATTTCATACGCAGACTCAAACATATCTACAAGGCCTGGTTCTGTTAACCCGGCTGGGACGACATCATGAAAACTATAATATTTTTTATCCCCATCCTCAATATATTTAGTTGTGATTTTATAAGTAAAATACCAGGGACTTTTGCGCTTTGAGGCCATTATATTTGTAAATCGGCGGCCTTCGTCGAATGTAGATACTCCAAAACTTAACATCATTGGAGTCATATCTTCAGCATCCGGGCATATTACAGGAATGTTTATATATTGTGAACAGACTGGTCTTATTTTTTTACCGTTTTTTTCAGTCCATTCTTTTAAAGGGCATTCACTACAATCACCGCCCGGCATGCCTATGCCTATTTTATTATTTTTGGCGATACAATTAATACCTTTTCCTTGTGCTATTGGAATGAAATTAATACGGGATTTGCCGATAAGTAGTGGTACGATTTTTAGTGGGGTTTTTGGTTCTGCTAATATATTCATCGTCAAATTATTAGCAAGACTTCCGACTCTTATTTCGTACGGCGGTGCGGCTTCTTTTGACATACTCTGTACAATTTTAAGACGCGGGACGATTAGAAGCTCAGAGTCAAATCCTTCTAAGCCTTTAATTTCAGACGTTTTTTGAAGTGCGCCTGCATTTTTTTTTGCGATTTCTTTACTTGTCATGATTACTACTCCTTTTAATTAGTTCAAATATGCTTTCAAGATGTGAATCGCCTCATCTATTTTATCGTCAACTTTCGATACAATTTCTTTTGCCTCCCGTGATTTGGGCTGGGGTAGCTTCAGGGTGTCGAGATCGTTCATAAAGGCTTTTAATTGCTCTTTATCACTTGCACCTATAAGCCGTGCTTTTTCAGCTTTAATCGCTTTCTGCTCATCTTCTATTTGTTGCAGTTGTACAAGCCGTTCCTTCTCGGCTTTTTGCCTTATATCCATTTCGTCACTTATCCGCTTAATTAGATGGTTCCAGGCGTCGTCGGTGTATGTTCGGATTTCTGAAAAGCTAACATTAAAATCGTCTTTTGTAAAAGACATTGAGTCAGGGCTTATTGACAGCCCAAGAGCATAACAATCTGTTGCTCTTTTATCCTGTTGTTGTCGATATTTTTCGTTGACATCATTTGCAGCCGTATACGCTGCAAGAACCGACTTAAATTCCTTGTCATCAATATCGGCTAATTTCTCAGCAAGAATTAAAGCAGTTTCGCCTATATAAATATGTTCGCCTTTTATCCTTGCCTGAGGCATTTGGCCTAATCTGATATAGGAAATTTTTTCTTTTTTAGCAGCGGCTACAATAGCTTTCTCAGCGGCTATTAATCGTTTTAAATCTTCCGCCCTGGTTTGCTCTTCTGCTTTAATGCGGGCAGTTTCTTTTTTAGCGTCGGCTTTTTCTTTAGCGATACGCGCGTCGTTAACCTCTTTTGCCGTAGCGATAAATTCGCTAAATTCATCTTCGGTGTAAAGGTCTAACCCGATAAAAAATGGTTCCGGGGCGTTGTATTTTGAAAGCATATCGATTCGGTTTCGAATGAGTTTAAGTCGGGCGGTTTCTTTTTTGATTTTTATGAAATCTTCTTGTTGCTGCAGATGGACTTCAAGTGGTTTCAGGTGCGCTTTGATAACGTTGTAAATACCGTCGATTGCTCTACTCATAAGCAGATAATTTTCTTTAAGATTTATCCGCTTTTTGTCCGCGTCGGTTCTGATTCTAACAAGTTGAAGCCTTAATTCTCTTGCGGCTTTCATTTGGGTGACTTGCGTTTCGTCAGATACTTTAATGTTCCGGGCCGTTGTCGCCGCCTTATTCATCTCTTTGAATATGGGGTCGAATACGACCTGAATCTCTGTTTGTTTCTCTTGCGGGACTACCTGTAATTCATTTTCCAGGCTTACGTCTAAAACGTGGTCATTTTGCATTATGCCTCCAAGTATGGTTTTTTGTCAGGGTTTTTTTTAATCCAATCTAACACTATTGACGCAATAACTTCCGTAGACCTCAAATAATCAGACGAGTCATTAAGTGTTAGCATTGCATTTATATTCATTAGTTTTTCAAAAAGTTCTGGATTTAGATAAGCTGAACTGGCAAATAGTATATCTTCTGGACAGGTCATTCTTGCCGCAATGGTTAAAAAGTTCATTTTACACCCTCGGTTTAAATTCTGTAAAATTTCCGATAGTTTCAATGCAATCATGTATAATTTCCTGTAAGGCCGTGAATTCATCGTAGGTTATTTTTTTGCAATCCTCGGCGTGCTCTAATATTTTGCCCGTGGCGTCGTTAAAAGCGTCGATAACGCATACAATAGAGCTGCAAACTTCAATGGCCTGGGCCCCGGTTCCAAGTGTAATTTGAGGCTTGTCCAAAATATTTTCGCATACTGAACACATTATTTTCTCCTCAGTGTATTTATTTTGGTATAAATCCATGTACTGACTCCGGTCGGGATAATATTTTCAAGTTCTAACATTTCTTTAACCGGGGCCTGATTCACCTTACTTTGAATAAATTCAAAACGTGAATTTTCATAACACCACCTTATAAATGCTTCTTTGTCGTCGACTCCGGCTTTGAGGTCTGCTTTTTTCGTGACAGTGGTTAGCTCGCCGGTAATTTTTTCAACGTCAATCGCTTCCATCTTTTTAATGAGCAGAAATTCAATATCTGATTTCGCTTTGTTCATTGCTTTTTCAAGTTTGCCGATTCCGGTTTTAGCGTCCTTAGTGCGCTGTAGAAAGTCGGCAAGGTGTCCGAGAGTCATATCGGAAGAAGAAAACCCGCCTATTTCCTGCAGATCTTTAATTATGCCGATTTCTTTTGTTAGTGCATCCATTTTCTAATATCCTATAATTTATATATTAATATTGCTTTTTTAAGGTCTATTCTGTTATAGCCTTTAGCGTCTTCAAAAGCATACAATTTAGCGTTTTCAATCAGGCCGTTATTATTGATTGAGCGGACAAAATTGTTCCATTCGATTCGGCGGGATTTGGTTATTTCAAGAGTCCATTCAGCTTTAAAAATTGCTAATAAATTCCTGCGGTTTTCAACAATCCTATCTTCACTTGCAAGTTCTTCCGTATAAGGATTATACCCTTCGCCGCCTTCGTTCATTACCGTTGTGTATTCTTTTTCTGCTTTTTTTAATTCTGTAATTGTCATCTCTAATCTCCTTTGGTTGCGCGTTCATTTCCAATATAAGAAAGGTTTTAAAGAAAGTCAAGTGTTTTTATAAATAAATTATATAATGTTTAAAGCTCTTTTATGTCAAGTTCTTTTAAAACGTCTCCTTTCGCTTCCAGACGTTTGTCTATTTGTATATCAATCCCGCTGCTTTGCAAGTGGTAAATTGTCATTTTGTTTTTTTGGCCTATACGATTTATCCGGTCATTGGCCTGTAAATACGTTTCTAAATTGAAGTCCTTCTCATAATAAATAATATCACTGCAAAATTGTAAATTTAGGCCGTGGCCGGCCGACATCGGATTCGCTACTAATATTTTAACCTCATTTTCAAATAGATTCAGCTCGTCTACCTTGCCGGTAAATTGCACAAATGACATGTTTTCTTTAGCCAGGGCGCGGCATATCATTTTGATAGATTCTCTGAAGTGAGCAAATATTATTACTTCCCCAGGTATCTGCTCAACAAGTTCAACTATCAAATCAGTACGGTTTTGTGGAAAATGTATAATCCTTTCATCGCCGTAAACGAACCCGGAACTTATTTGTCTCATTTTCATTAATTTTGTAATTGCAAAAGGGGCTGTAATTGGTTCTCCTGTTTCTAAAAATAAAATCATATCCTGTTTCATCTGCTTATAAGCTCGCTTTTGATCGGGAGTCATTTCACAGATGCGATATTCATGAATAACCGGAGGCAAGTCTAAACAGTCTTTTTTGTGATGCCGGACACTATAAGGCGCCATTTTCGCTCTAACGGCTTCCAGTGCGCCGGGTTTTAAATAATAAGTAGCCCCGTCGTCCATTGACTTCAATTTATTAACAACATAAGCCGCCCCCTCTATATCGTCCGCTGTGAATTTAGAAACCCATGCACTTTCTAAATTGTTCCAATAATACGATTTGGTTTTTTTTATAAAATTCACCGCTTTTTTACTATATGGGAACTTTATATATATATTCCCGTTTTCAAGGAAAGTCTGAACTATTAACTGATTAGAAAAATATCTTTCCCGGAAAGAGAACCAAGAACTACCGAAAATGTTATCGCTTAAAAAGCGAAATTGAGGAAATATATCCATTAAACTATTCGGAGCTACGGTCCCGGTCATTATGCTGCGATACTGAGATTTTAAAAACATAACTCTTTTAGCTCGCATAGATTGCGGATTCTTGCATTTTGTCGATTCGTCAAGAATTATAGTAGACCAAAAAACCCTGGTTAAACCATAAGAAATATTCTTTTTTTTCGGAATTATTATTTTAGCCGTATCATAAGGTACTATAATATTATAGTCCTCATGGCCGGTTAATCCATCTAAAAAATCAAGAGCTTTGCGGCTGCCTTTGTCTAATACAATCTGGCACTCTGGCGGAAACGCTTCGTCTAATTGCTGTTTCCATACTTTAATTGCTGTACTTGGCGGGCACATTATAAGGTTGAGTTTACTTTTACGATGCAAGAGCAGGGCTATTTGTACTCTTGTCTTGCCGGTTCCCGGCTCACTCAAATCGGCACAGAATGTTAATTTAATGAATTTCTCAAAGCTGGTTTTCTGATGCTCATATAAGTCTATCATACTATTTCCCTCCGCTTGGTTTAATATAACACATTATAATATTAATGCAATATTAATTTGTAATTAATACAATTAATTTATATATTGAATTACATTTATAACAAAGGAGCAAATCAAATGACTGAAACAATGATGATCCCGGTTTCAAAAGAAATCCACGAGGCTGCTAAAAAACGAGCGGCTGAACTTGGAATGACTCTGCAAGACTTCACCGAAGTGCAACTACAGCGAGCGCTTAATAAAGGCAAGAAAACCACCTCTTAGCGGTTACATATAATGAAGGGAGGTGTACTTGACAGAACTGCTAAGAGTTCCACCTCATGATATTGAGGCGGAAATAGCTGTCTTGTCGTCTATTATATTAGATAACGACGTAATCGAAAAGACAGTTAAAATATTGCCTGGCGGATATTTCTATAAACAGGCGCACCGATATATTTATAAAGCTATAATTGAACTGCATACGGCTAATATTGTCTGCGATATGTTAACGATTGCCGACCAGCTTAAAAAGGACGGTAATTTCGACGATTCCGGTGGTATGGCATATCTTATAGATGTTAATAACCGCTCGGCCTCAAGTGTAGATATTAATAGCCATATATCCATTATACGCGATAAAGCTATTCGCCGAAAAGCTATACAAGCCTCTGATGCGACTACTCAAAGTCTCTATGATGGTGATTTGTCTGAGACGCTGCAAAACGGCTTTGATAAATTGACCGCCGCTGCTAAGGCCGCCGGGAGGCCCATTGGAAGGACTAACAGCGAAGAGGTCTTTAATTATTATAATGATTTGCGCATTACAAGCGAAACTGATGTTCCGGATATAATCCCGATTGTGAAAATTGGCAAATGCGTTATTTGTACGCCTGAAAATATTACCGCTATCTCAGGTGAGTCGAAGTCTTCTAAGTCAGCCCTGGCAAATGTCATAATTGCCGGAGCTATTTACCAAGATGAAACGAAAGCCGAATCATTCAAGCATCTTACTATTCTGAAAAATTGCGATAAAAAAGCAGTACTGCATTTTGATACCGAACAATCCCGGACTATCCATAAGATAAGACATCAGGGAATTATTAACCGGGCGGGTCTGGCAAACGAAGATCCGGCATACTACTATTCCTATAATATCAGGAAACTTAATATCGAAGATTACCAAAGCATTACAAGCGAAATCTGCGAAGCGGCTTACGAAGCTCACGGCGGCGTCTATATGATCGTGATTGATGGAATTGCCGATTATATAAAATCTGTGAACGACGAGGAACAGTCTAATGAGATTGTTCACTATTTTGAGCAACTATCTGTACTCTACCAGTGTCCTATTGTTACCATTATACACCTTAACCCGAATAGTGAAAATAAGCAGCGCGGCCACCTGGGGTCACAGCTACAAAGAAAATCAGAATCCGTCTTACTTATCAAAAAAGATAATAATACCGGGATAAGCTGGTGCGAAGGGCAATTCCTTAGAAATGCAGGAAAAGAAAACCTCATTAAAATCCAATTCATTTACGACGCTCAGAAAAAATATCACATCTATGCAGGTGAGAGGTTCGATGAAAAGACAAATGAACTTGAAAAGCTAAGATTCTATGCGAATGATATATTTTCCGCTAAAGGCTCGGTTTTAAGATCAACGGCCATTAAACAACTTATGGAATTAGGCGGATGGGGGAGCAGAACAGCGGAAGAAAAACTGAGAGATATGGAAAAACTTGAGTTTATAGAAAAGGAAAATCCAAAAGGTAAAAAGGCTTCTTATGTATCAAAATGATGCTAATTGGTCAGTTTCTGACCAAAACCCCAAATGTACATGTATATCCATAAAAAACAATATGTTACAAAATAGGTACATTTCGACAATGTACATGTATAACCATAATAAACAACAAGTTAACGACATATACATTTGCCCCTACATGTATGTAGAAATAATGTATGTATTATATTATGGTATTGACGAAAAATTACACAGTGGTATATTAAAACCGCCCCATATAGGGCGGTTTAATAATATAATAGATCGTACATTTAGGTACATTTCCCCAAATGTACATGTATATCCATAAAAAACAATATGTTACAAAATAGGTACATTTAGGTACATTTGGACAAATGTATATGAAATCAAAAAACTATAAAATTCCGCCCGAAAATAAGCGTAATCCGGATATACCCGTTAAAGATTATCTCTGGCTCGCTATATTAGACGATCAAGCCGAAGGCGCCCCGCCTGTGAATTTTATCCCGCAAGACGATTGGCTAACTGTTTATTACATATTTGATAGTCACGGCAAAAAACGCTGGAAAGTCATCTCATAAATAAATTTTAAATTTGTGCGCGATGCGTATTATATTAATCTTGAATTGAATGAGGTGGAAATGGCTGAAAATCAATCGGAGAAACAGCCGGAAAAGAAACGTAACCCGGCGGACCACTTAAAAGACAAGCGTTTTAAACCGGGCCAGTCGGGTAACCCTGCAGGTCGTCCCAAAAAAGGCTCGGCCATTGCTGATATACTTAACAAGATAGGCGACGAACTTATAAGCGTTGGCGGCGAAGATATAACAAAGCGGGAGGCAATTTTACGAAAAGTCTATGTTATGGCCGGTAAGGGCAATATGTCAGCTATTAATTATATTTCAGATCGTACAGAAGGCAAGGCCGTTGAAACAGTTCAGCCTCAACAGGGATTCGATCATGTCGAGTATTTAGAATGAAAACGCTTAAATTAAGACGAGAAGACTACTTGTCTCATCAGTGGGAATTTCTTACAAGCACTGCTATAATTACCGGCCTGATTGCCGGGATGGGAGCGGGTAAAACATATGTATTTGTCCGCAAAATGTTTCTCAATCATTTGTTTCGGAAAAACAAAAACCGGGGGACTTCAAATGGCTGGGTAATATATCCGACTTATGACTTGGCTGAGGAATTATTTGTAGAGCCGTTAGAGGAATTATTAATCACATTTGGGATACAATATAATTATGATAAATCAAAGCATCGTTTTACAACGCCTTATGGTACACTGAAAATGTATCAACTGCAACGTCCGCAAAGAATTGTCGGTGCCGAATTGACCTATATAGGATTTGACGAGTTCGATGTTGAATCTTATAAGAATTGTGATATGGCGTTTAAGAAGTCACTTGGCAGGATGAGAGGTTCTGACGACATCACGATAGATTTCGTCTCAACGCCAGAGGGCTTGCATTATTTATACAAAATATTTGTGGCTGACAATAAAAAAGGGGAACGACATTTAATCAAGGCAAAGACTGAAGATAATCCTTATAATCCGCCGGGATATTTTATTTTATTAAAAGAAAACTATCCGCCTAAATTATTACAAGCCTATATGAACGGCGAATTTGTGAGCCTGATGGATGGGCTTTTATATTATAATTGGGACAAGGAAATACATACTAACGATGTTCTTGAAAACAAAGATCAGCCTTTATTTTTAACTTGCGATTTCAATAAGGCGCCAATGGCCTGGCTGGTCGCTCAGGTCAACCCAACTATTAAAGGGAATTCGTTACACTATGTTGCTGAAATCAATATTCAGAACAACGCTACGACTAAACAAGCTGCTGAAATGTTTGTAGAGCGGTTTGCCGACCAAAAACGCAAAGAGGTTTTCGTTACAGGGGATGCCTCCGGGAACATAACTACGACAAGAGATTATACGACTGATTATCTGATACTCGTCGAGGTTCTCAAACAGGCTAAATGGATTGTCACCCTGGATGTTTCTTCCAGCAATCCTAATATCAATAATCGGGTAAATATTCAAACGACATTAATTCACCAGGGGCGGTTGACGGTCAACAAATCTTGCCAGGGTTATATTTTCGACTTGGAAAATGTTACTGGGGATGGCAAAGGAGCTAAAGATAAAGACAACAAAATCTTAACTCATTTCACCGATGCCGGAGATTATTTGGCGTTTAAGTTATTTAAAAAAGAATTTTTCAATCAAAAAGTAAGGCAGGTTTAATATGGCTGACGGTGTAGATTTAACTCAGAGCAATACATCCTATAATGGCACGACGAGTAGAAGTTCTCTGGCAAATATACGCGCTAATTTCCTGGACGAGGATGCTAATTTTATCCGCAAATGCCTTATTCAGGATTTGGCTAAATTCGTCGATGTGGCGGATATTGTTCACATGAAACTAATAACGTTAGATTTCTTTATACCTGCCTTTCTTGACAGGATTTGCAACGTATATGATAACGCTCCGATTCCGAGATTCGCTAATGACACTCCAGATGAGAAATTGACCAATTTATTAAATGAGGTGCGCTTCTTTTTAACGTTGCAGGATAACTTCACACGGTTGCGGATGCACGGGACGACGATTCCTTACGTACGCTATAATCAGAAACTCGACAAGTTATGGATTGATTTAAGTTTAAATGAAAGTAATACTATTGTTTTCTCACATCCGGGGCATCCTAAAGAGGCAGTTGTAATTGCCTATCCGAGAGTGATAAGCTCGACGGTTACTCATTATTATATTTGGAATAAGGAAACGAAAGAACATTATTATACTAAGAAGAAGCCGGAATTCGACGCGGATAAATTAGACATAAAAGCTCAGACTAAATATAAAGTCGGCGAAAATCAAGATACTAAGGGTCCCGGCTATTGGCCTTTCATCGATTATCATTATAGGCTTACAAATAATTTCTTTTGGGGCAACGGGATGGATTCAATAGTTGAGCTTGTCCGGGCTATAAATTTACTGCTAACCGTCTGCACTGATGACACTATAACCGAGAGCATTCGAATATTGCTTTTAAATTTCGACCCTAAAGGAACTACCGGCGAAAAAGGTCAATTAAAATCAGGCGTTCGACATCCGTTTTTCAAAGAGGGTGGTTTCGACTCTTCGTCAAATCCAGACGGGAAAATCTTATCGGTAAATTTATATAACGACGATGTAATAAAGTTGATCGAAAATCTAACCGATATTGTCTCAAATACGCATTCAATAGACAATATTATCAAATCGTCAGTATCCGCTAACTTGTCTGGGATTGCGATTAAATTAAAGACTGAGCCATTATTACAACGCTGGGCGAAGGATATAAATGTTGTCCGATATTATGACAACCAGTTACTTACCACACTTGTTGAGGTTAATAATTATTATCGCAAAGAGAAGATTTCAACCGAGGTGATGAAAGGGCTTTCGCTTGATTACCAGCAGCCAAACATGGTAGCGGATGAGAAAGGCGACTACGATTTGGAACGGCTTAAATGGGAAGATGGGACGAGTTCCCCGGTTATTTTTATGATGCAAAAAAATCCTGAATTAAATGAGAAATCGGCTATTGACCAGATAAAGAAAAATTTAGGCGATACAAAGGATTTAATGCAGGCGATGAGTATTTCAATAATTGAGCCGGATGAAAAGGATAACATAGACCTTGGAAATTAATGCGCTTATAAAGCTGCAAGTTATTCTGATAGCAAAGCATCAGATTGAATGGCAAAAGATAGTTAAGATTGCCGTTGCTAAATACGGGGCTACTGATAAGGCTCAGGGTTATATAAATAAGCAGCTCAAACAGTTTGCAACAAGTATGGTTGACAGCGGCTTTAAGTTGGGATTAAAATGGCTGGATTAAGATATGACTTCACTGCATTTTTCGCAAAAGAGGTCAAGACATTCATTCGTAAATACAAATCGTTAATAACACAGAAGCGCGGTATTGATGAGGACGATGCGCCAAGAAATGAGCCGTCTACTGCTAAACGAAAAGGATTTAACCATTGGTTAGTGCATACCGGAGAATTAAGACGGAGCGGTTTTGAGTCTAAGGCAGGCAGAATGGAAGCTTCTATATTTGCCAGCAAGAAAACACATACGAGTAAATATAAGAATCCGCCGACTTTCGAGGATTTATTCGCTTGGCATACTAAAAAAAAAAAAAAAAAAAAATATTCAGGTATTTTTGGGATCCCGGTAGCCAGTTTATTTGAGGCGCGTATGCAAAAGGAATATATGAAACAGACGCAAGCTGATCTTGCAAGTTGGATAAGGAAACAGAATGCCAGGCTTTAAAGTAACCGGAGACAAGGTTAAAACTCAGATAGCTTTAATAATTGAGGAAATGCAGCTTGAGACTGATTACCTTTTGCAAAGTATTCAGCTTGATATTAAGAAACGTATATTCGCAGGAGCTACGGCTAAAGAGGCAAAGCAAATCGTTTTAAATGAATTTTTAGCAGGTGAAGGCCCGGCAAAGGCTTGGTTAAATAAGCAAAACCGCAAGTTGGCGGAGATGGGAAAGGATTTAGTTGCAAAACCTTCAAATTTACATGCAGAAAAAAATCCTAACTCTGATTTCGCTTGGGTGCTCGGCAGCGTTAAAACGTCGCATTGTTCTGATTGTTTATCTTTGGCAGGTAAAGAACCCAGAACGATTAGTGAGTGGCGCGATCTGGGCTATGGTTTACCGAGAGAGGGCAGGACTGAGTGTAATGTGGGCTGTCAATGTTTGTTTAAGGAAGTGGATAAAAAATAAATTTTAAAAATGTGTGTTTATGCGTTTATATTTAAAAAACGTAAAATTTAACTGGAGACCCAGATGGAAATTAATGAGTTAGTTGAGCAGGTGCTCGCAGAAGTAGATGGTGAGACAGCCGAAAAAATTAATGGGACACTTGGTAAAATCAAAACCGCCGTTCTGTCATTAATTGATGACGCTAAGAATGCGTCGAGCGAATCTAAAGGCCGCAAGTTAGAGATTCGTCAGCTTAAAAAAGATTTGGAAGACACCAGTCTTGAGCGTGACGAATTAAAAACCGCCGCCGCCGCTGATAATTCAAAAGAAGAGCTTGATAGTTTAAGGGATTTTAAAACTAAGTCAATGGCTTCCAGAAAAGCAGGTTTTTTAAAATCTTTTGAAATTATTAAAGCTCATTCTAATTTTGAGAAGGCTAAAGGATTGTTTGACGTACCTGAGAAGATTGAAGAAATGACAGATGCTCAGCTTGAAAAAAACATCGTCGAATTGGATAAGCTGAATAATTTAGCTTATTTCGGTGACATTAAAAAAGTTGATACCGACGATAAGCCGGTCGATGGTAAAAACCAAAGTCTCCTGGACAAAATTAGCGCCGCTAAAACAATGGCTGAAATCGAAGCCATACAAGCGGAAGAGAATTTATAGTAAAGGAGTTTAATCATGGCAATAAGTACAGCCGCAGCATTTGATGACAGCGTGATTGCTTTAATGGGACAGGCCTTTTTAGTGGCATCCGCTGACCGGATTGTAGTTGACCAGTTCGTTGACCACGTAGAAAACATCGGAGCAAAGAGCATTGATATTACCAAATACGCAAAATTATCAAAAGCCACAACACCCTTAACCGATGGAACCGATGTTACACCGAGTTCAATGAGTGACACTAAAGTGACTCTGACTCCGCTGGAATATGGTGACGTTGTAACTAATACTCGTCTGGCTTCATTGCAGACAGGCGGGAAAGCCGATCTGGGAGCCGCTAAAGTAGTCGCAACTCAGATGGTTGAGACGATGAACGCTTTGGGTTGCATTGCAGGTGAAGCCGGAACAAACATCCGCCTTGCTAACAGTGCCGCAAGTGAAGCTGCTATTGTAGCCGCTGACATTCCGACCGATGCTGATCTGGAATATGTTCATAATCGCCTTTACCGATCTAATATTCAGCGTTTCGATGGTGACGCTTATATTGCAGTCTGTCATCCGGACGTTGCCTCTGAAATCAAACGGATAGACGGCTTCGAAGCTGTATTGAAATATGCCTCGCCTGATATGTTGTTAAAAAATGAAATCGGGATGTATAAGGGGTTTCGTTGGATTTCGACAGCGGGGATGTCAATAAATGCAGATGCAGGAGCTGATGTCTGTGATACTTATCATACTTTGTTTCTAGGAAGGAATGCTATCGGGAAAGCGACTTCGCTCGCACCTCATTTGGTATACGCGCCTGCTGGAGATAAGTTGAATAGGCTTATCAATGTCGGCTGGTATGCGGTCACTAAGTATTTAATCGTTGACCAGGATGCGTTGTGGGTTCTTACTTCCGCATCTGGTTTTGGTGATAACGTCTAAAAGTTCTTCCTCCGCCAGGGAAACGAAAGCGGTCGGGTTTTTATCCGGGTTGCCTGGCCGCTTTTTATTAAATAAAAGAGGTAAAAAATGCGAAAAGTTAAAAAGGCTATGGAAAAAGACTCAAAAGAACTAATAACAGCAATAGCCAAAAAGCCTTGGAAATGTGAAATAATTGGCAAAAGGTTTGCGCTAAAAGAAGGTCAGCTTGTTGAGCTAACAGCTTTTGAGTTCCAAGTATTGGCCGGGGCTGACGTGGTTAGCATATTTAAAAAGGTGCATGTTTAATGGCCGTATTAGATAACATAACAGTCGTAGACGCTGACTTGATTAGCGTTCGGGCGGATATTACACAATATTTTCTTCACAGTACGGACGACGATTTTACTGAAGAAATTGCCGGGGCGAAGCGTAAAGTATATCGTGAAATCCGAGCCATTGAACGAGTCAAGAATCCAGCCCTTACAGAAGAAGATTTGGCTACGCTATTGGACACAATTAATGATAGTCCGCAAGATAAGCCGATATTGGAGAAGATTGTTTATATTACCATTTCGGATATTTTAATCGCGAATAATATGACTGAATTGGCTGAGGTGTATTTCAAGCAAGCAAATGAGGTTGCGCTCAGTTACCTTATAGATACGGTTCAAGAGGATGCTATACAATATAAGCCGATTGTGATAGGCCGATGACATTTAAAACGCTGCACACTAACATAAAAGCAATTATTATCGCCGGTGGGTTTAAGTACATCCCGGCTGACAAATGGTTCAACATTGAACTCGGCCAATTTCCTCAGGCTCTTGTCAATAATAGTTTTACTTTAAAATTCACAGGGTTATCCGGCGGGGCGAAAATTCATACAATGTCAATACTTGATATTCAACCTGAATTCGTGTTAAATGCTAAAAACGATATTTATTTGGATGTCTTTGACAAGGCCATGACAGCCGTTAAAAATTTAAAAGATGTCACGATTCCAAATTATGGCAAAATAATAGTTCCGCCGTTGGCACAATTTTCAACGGTGTATTTTTCGGACTATGTAATATTGACTTTTAACGATGTAAAAATAGAGGTGAAATAATGAAAAAGTACTTTATCATTTTGATGCTGGCTTCGGTTGGGTTAAGTCAGTCGTATTTGACTTATACAACGAATACGATTTTTTTCAGAAATTACAGTGCAGTAAATATGACTGTTCCGCTTGACAGCGTGAAATTGGATAGCGCAGCGGGGCAAATTATGTATGTTCATACAATCGCAAGCAGGGCTGACACATTGCAAAGTATAGGTTTTAAGAATGAAGGTGTCCAAGCCCGGCAAACGGTTATGTGCGGCGTTGACTCAGTAGACGGAGCAGATACTCACGTCTTAATTTACTATGGCCTTTATCGAGGCATTGAATTAGGCTGGTTATGGACTTTGGTTGATTCGCTCCAAACGGACGGGGATTATAGTGAAATAAATATTGCCGATACTGATATAGTTTCTTTTTCGACCCTAAGAGTTATCGACGTATGGGGCATCAAATTAGTTGAAGTCGGTGCCCAGTCCAATAAATTATGGACTCGTATTATTGGTTATAAAGATTAATTTGGAGGCATAAAATGCGATTAATTATTATTATATTATTATTTTTAGTGGGTTCAATTCAAGCGCAAGAAGGCCTCTATGGCAGCCCAAAAATCCACTTCGGGAATGTAGAAGATAGCGTATACCTGAAATCCAAGTACACGGTAATAAGCCTGCCGAAAGCGTACTTCAGCGACGAGATATCCTTGACCACAATGATAAGCGAGGGAGCGAAGTATTATGACGCAGACGGCGACAGCGTGATAATTGATCCGTCAAAATTAAAGGTAATTGACTACAAGTTAGACGGTGTAAGGAAGTTTACGGTGGATAGCACAGGGAAAGGTTATTTTGCAGGCAACGTCGGTATTGGGACGACTGGACCTGGAACATTACTTCATATCTATGGCAATAATGCAAACCCTCTAATTTTAGAAAGGTCTACTGGTACGGCAGCAAATATGCAGTTCAAAAATACAGAAGGGGTTGTCTATATAGGATTAAGTGGCACGGAAAAATTTGCTATTGGTCCAAATCTTGATTTAGATTCTTCCCCGTATTTGTCTATAACTCCAACCAACGGCAACGTCGGCATCGGGACAGCAGCGCCA